ATAGTTACGGTCACTTAAAGGTGACAGCCCGTAGGCAGAGGGCGGTGGCGAAAGCTACCGCCCTCTGTTTTTTATATGCCAAAACTGTTACTATTTAATTAGAATTTCTGTAAGGAGAAGCTGTGGCTCTATATTTAATAGAAAGCGCCAGCGTAGATGCTGATGTCGTTGTAATTAAGTTCGGAAGAACTGTAAAAATTAGTTCTTTAATAAATGCAAATTTTACAGTCCAAACAACTCATGCTACACCAGTTGTTGTAGCTAGTCCTTTTACTGCAATAAATACAATAACTGATTTTAATCAAATTTCAAGAACACTTAGGCTTTTTTGGGACGTAGTTTTAACTTCTGGTCAAGAATATGAAATAGTTGTCTCAAACATAAAAGACGCAGTGAACGAGACAATCCCTACTGAAAAAATTAAGTTTACAAAACTAGATGCTGCAACACCTTCCACAATAACTTCCTATTCAGAACCTGTATATGAAGAAGTACTGATAGAAGATAAGTCAGTAAGAACAGACGCTTTTTCTACCGTTCAAATACTTGCAAAGAATCCTAATTTTTATATTGTTTCAGTTGATCCTTTAAATGGAGATTTCTATTTAGAAAACTCATATAATAAAGGTAGGGTTACAATAGAATTTAGTGCACGACCTGCATCTAACTTTCTTAATACAAAATATTTTAAAGTCCAAAGAAAAAAAATACAGAGAACAGCTTCAAGGTGGGAATCTGTAGATGCAAATATATCTTTGCATTCGTGGAAGCCAGAAGTTTATGTTGATTTTCCATCAAATGATGCAACACCAGTATATACAACTTCTAATAAAGAATATTTTGAAACAGGATATAAGTATAGAATTATATTATCTAAAGATATAGGTATATAAATTATGGCAAATTTTGTCTACGGTAAAGCTAAACAGGGTATATTAAATGGTTATTTTAATTTTGGATCAAATAATTTTAAAATAGCATTAGTAAAAAATACTTATACTCCTAGTCAAAACATACATGAATTTGTTTCTGATATTACAAATGAAAAAATTGCGTTTAGAACAGAAAACATTCCAAACTTAACAAACACTTTGGGTGTTGTTAGCTCTCAAGATTTTGTTTTTACGTTACCCGCAAATACAGCATTCAATGCTGCAGTAATTTATCAAGTTGGATCTTCTGATTCAAACTCAAGGCTTTTAAGTTATACCGATACAGCTACTGGTTTTCCATTTACTGGTTCCCAAAATTCAGTAATAGTATCTTTTGACTGGATAGCTTCTGTTTTAACATTATGAGGTAAAAATGGCAACACAATATCCAAATTCTTTAGACGTATTCACAAACCCAACAGCTACCGATACACTTAATTCAGGATCAGTACCACATCACCTACAGCACGCAAATATAAACGATGCAGTAGAAGCTATGCAGACAGTATTAGGGTTGAATCCTGCTGGCGCACATTTAACCATCAAAGATAGAATCATAGCAGCAGAGACTAGTATAACTAATCAGTCGGTATTAAATGGGCTAACGGATGTTACTATTACATCTGCTTCAGCTGGAAACGTATTAAGATATAACGGTTCTGAATGGGTTAATTACTCTGAGACAAACATCGTAGATGGAGGAAACTTTTAAAAATGGCAAATACAATTAGAATTAAAAGAAGAGCTGGAACAGGTGCTGCCGGTGCCCCATCTTCGTTAAAGAACGCAGAGTTAGCATACAATGAAGCTGATGATATTCTTTACTATGGTAAAGGTTCAGATGGTAGTGGTGATGCAACATCTATACCTGCAATCGCCGGCGCAGGAGCATATTTAACCCTAGGTACTACTCAAACTGTAACTGGTAACAAAACATTTTCTGGAACAGTATCAGTTGCAACACCTTCTTCGAATGCGCATGCCGCTACAAAGCTTTATGTAGACACAGCGGTTTCTGGAGTAACTCCAAGTGGAACCTCAAATCAAATTACGGTAACAAGTGGTGTAATAGCTTTGGCTAGTAGTGTCACAACTCCTGGAGACTTGACTGTCACAGGAAACTTAACAGTTAATGGCACCACTACAACGGTTAACTCTACAACTGTTTCTATTGATGATAAGAATATAGAACTAGCAAGTACAGCATCCCCAAGTGATGCTGGCGCAGACGGTGCTGGAATAACGGTTAAAGGAACAACAGATAAAACATTCAACTGGGTTGATGCAACTGACGCATGGACTTCATCAGAGCATTTAAATCTTTTAACCGGAAAAGCCTTTTACATAAATGGAACATCTGTCTTAAACTCTACAACACTTGGTTCCAATATAACAAGCTCTAGCCTTACTTCAGTAGGGACAATTTCAACAGGAACATGGCAGGGTACAGCTATAGGCCTTGCGTACGGAGGCACTGGAGCTACAACGGCATCAGGAGCTAGAACGGCACTAGAGCTTGGATCAATTGCTACACAAAACGCTAATAACGTTAATATAACAGGTGGTACAATAGACGGTATATCTATTGATGGCGGAACTTTCTAAAACAATAAATTTACGGGGCTTAAATGGCTAATACTATTAAGATTAAAAGAAGTGGTACAGCCACTCAAGTTCCTGCAGCTTTGGAATATGGCGAATTAGCAATAAACTACGCTGATGGTAAATTGTTTTATAAGAATAGTTCTGATCAAATAGTAGAACTTTCTTCCGGTTCTGGTTCAGTTTCAACTACTGGTATCTCAGAAGATATAAGAGACGTAAAAATAATGCTTTATATGGAGGTCATTTAAAATGGCAATTAATCAAAAACGCTTGGCTGGCCCAGCACAGCTTGGTACAACAAGCGTCGCTTATTATACTGTACCAGCTGCAACAACTACAATTGTTAAACAAGTTGTAATAACTAATACAACTGCATCAGCAAAAACTGTTACAGTTCGCCTAGTTCCCTCTGGAGCTAGCGAAGGAGCTACTCCTAATTCGCTAGATATTATTAGCGCAATGACATTATCGGCAAATGAAACAATGGCCTTTAATTGCTCAATGGTTATGGTCTATACTGGTGGAGCTGGCGATCAACTAAAGGCACTAGCTAGTGCAAGTGGATCTGTTAATATTTCTGTATTTGGAATAGAAGAGGCCTAATAACTATGGCAGGAATGGTTAGGTATGGAGCGCCTAGCGCAATGGCATCTTTTATAGATGCCCCTGATCCAATATTTGGAACGGGAACAGATGGAGATGCTACCTTAGATGGTAGCTCAACCGTTCTTGGAATGACTCCTTCTTCTAGTGTTTATTCAATGACATCTGATCTATATTTTAATAATCTTACAATAAATGAAGGTGTTAGACTTGCTCCCAATGGATATAGAATATTTGTTAAAAATATTTTAACTTTAAATAATAACTCTATTATAGGTTTTACAACTGGTTATTCAACAGCTGGTTCTATAGCACAGCGGAGGAGCTGCTTCAACAGCCGTAACCCATAGTCTTGGCGGCTCTGCAACTGGTTTTTCTGCCACCGCTCCAGTCGCTGCATTAGGTGGTTCAAAATACTATCAAATTCCTCATCAAGCTATAAGGGGATGGGCAGTAAGTGCATCTAGTACCACTCCAACTTTTTTAAGAGGCGGTGCAGGCGGAGCAGGGCAAGCTGGTGGTGGTGTTATAATTCTATCTGCAAGATATTTAACTGGTCCAAGTTCTGGCACTGCTTATATTCAGGCTCCAGGAACAGCACCAGCTGGCGGAGGGGTTATTCTAATAGTTTCATCTCATTCAGCCCTGCCAGTTTCTATATCAACAAATGTTACTGGGCAAAACGCCGGAACAGTAAATTATATGCAGTTGGTCTAATTATGGCTGGTATAGAGAGAGTAGGTCAGCAAAGAGTTCAAAGAGCTGGCAATGATTCTATATATGGATCCGGACTAGATGGTAGCGGATATGTTAACTCTGCAATTACACTTACTAGCGATATGTATTATAATGACTTAGAGGTTACCTCTAGTGGAATTATATATACTAACGGTTTTAAAATATTTGTTAAAGGAACATTAACTCTCAATGGATATATTGGAGTTGGTTCAGTTTCTTCCGGAACAGTTGCAGAGTCTGGTTCAAATATTTCAGACGGGACAATTGCTGGACAAGCAAGTTCAACTATTTCTTACAGATTAGGTGGACAAGGTGGCGGTGGCTCTAATCCAAATGTGTCAACTCTACCTAGTTATTTATATAAAAATTTAAACAACCTTTTAGGTGGAAGTTATATTGATCCAGCAAACACTGGCGGAGTAAAGGTTACTGGAGGCTCTGCTGGAACAACTGGAACGACAGGCACAACTACTCCCGCCCCAGCTACATGGCCAAATAAAGCAGGTAAAGCAGGTTCTAACGGCGGATATGCACCAAGTGCTACTACAGTAAATGCTCCTGGTGGTAAAGGTAATCCTGCAGCTGACGGTGGTGCAAACTCTGGTCCAGCACCTGGTGGCGCTGGTGGTTCTGGTGGTGTAGGAGGAGCAGTTGTGGCAGTTTTTGCCAAAACAATTGTTGGATCGGGTAAACTTTTTTCATTAGGTAGATCTGGTGCTACTGGTGCCGTAGGCACAACAATACCAGCAGGAACTGCAGGAGCTAACGGAGCAGCTGCTCCAAATAGAACTGACCATCACCACGTTGCGCCTGGCCACAGTCATGCCCCGCATACAAGAAATCATGATCATCACAACCATACAACAAAACATTCTGACCGTCATGGGCATAAAGTCGCTCCACATGGTGACTTTAAGGGACATCACTATGAAGGTCCTCACTGGCACCATGGTGGCCACTATCACCACCCACATAATGACGGCCCTCATGGCGGAATACATCACTGGGATGGGCACTATTGGCACGCTTGGAAACCTCATGAATCCTTGGGTCACTGGACTCATTATCCTCCACATGGCCACCAAAAGCCAAATGGACATCATAACTGGTACGAGCCATCTGGAAATGCTCATCATCATGAAAGAATTTATCACGGCCATGCTGGCGGTCATGATGGTCACACTCATGCAGGATTTTCAGAGCCAGGCCACACGCACACTCATGCTGGTTCTCATACCACCAGTTCTCCTAGGTATCATCATCATAATCATTCCGTCTCACACCCAAACCCAGATGCGTCAGCGCATTATGCAGGTGGTGCAGGAGGCGTAAATGATGCCTCTCATGGAGTTGGAGCTCCAGCTATTACTGGGGGAACAGGAAAAAAAGGTGGAGCTGGTGGTGGTGGAGCTATTGTTATAGTTTGTGATACTATTAGTAATTCAATAGCATTTGATACTAGAGCTGGTTTAACAGCAGATGCAGATAACTTTGCTGCATCTTCTGGTTCTTCGTATATAATATACAATATCTAAAAAGGAGAAATAACGTGGATTTTGAATTAACCGCACAACAAAAGATAGATACATTAACAGCAACTAAAAAAAATATTAAAACTGAAATATATAATATTTTAATTAGAGTTGGTATTGATCCAGACACTTTTGATGAAACTGATTTATCAGGCTTTGACCCCGTAATGGTTGGAGAAAAAGAAAGAGTTCAGTCTCTTATCAATGGACTAACAATGATTGAGGCCAAGTTAGCTGCTCTGTAATGAAAAGATTTGTTTGCGTTCCGCAATCGTTAGTATATGATGGGATGCCAGAAGAAGTTAAAAAGTTATCTGAAGAATCTCAACTTCCAATAAGTGTCTCTGAAGAGTATAGCGATATATTTATAGGATCTTTTCCTGAAACTTTTTCTATAGAGTCACCTGATTCTATACAAAGCGGTTATATATATTGGTTAGATATCACTGATGAATATAATGCTTTTTCAAAAAATGTATTCATTATTTGTAAGAGTTTGAGTAATGAATATAAATTTTCTCCAACATTAAGAGAAAAACATATATTAAGATTTCGTTTTAGAATACCTGAAAAAAATAGATATAACTATGAAATCTGGAATGATGATACCATGTTATATGAAGGTGAATTTGAGGTTATATGAAAGTAGAAAGTCCAGTAAAATGTATCTCAATCTATAGAGATGTTTTTTCAAAAGATCATGCGGAACATTTCATAAAAAATTTAGAAAAAGAAACTACTTCTGATTGGTCTGAATTGCATTGGGGTTCGTCTAAAATTGGAAACGGTGTTTCTTCTAAATATAGAACATCTTTAAGTTGCTCATTAATACCATTGATGAGACCATATCCAGAAACCGAATTATCTAAGTATTTTTGGCAAAATATTTGTTCTCCAATAGAAAAAGTTACAGAAGATTATAGGACTGAATATTTCATCCCTTCTGGAATGCACGCTGCATATCAATTGTTAAAATATTATCCAGAATCAG